AATACTTCATATATAAAAAGGTCCCAGCCTTCCCCCCGATACTCAGAGGGAAGGAGGGACCATGTCAGATTAACGATTAAAGGTAAGACGACCAGTTAGTTGTAGCTGAATTGGCGTCAAAGTTCTCGATGATCAAGTGACGTGCAGGAACATCCATCATGGTTGTCCATTTTGTGGAGCGTAAGGAGAACTCAGTTTCCTTATGCGCCATACGACACTTGTACAAGCGATCCGTGTCAGGATGTGGAGACTTACGGGTAACTGCATTAGTACCTGCAATTCCGATTTTCACATCCGACCAATCGATAAACCACATTGCGCGCATAACTTTTGCGGCAGTTGCGGAGCCCACGATTGCTTGAGCGGAGCGCTTTCCATCAGACTTAATGACTTTATCACCATCAGCAGGTCCGTCACTCCCGAAGAGGCTGGACTGGTGATTGATGATGTCATCAAAGTAAGGATCATGGAATACTGCCAACTGACAACCAACTTCTGGAAGGTCGTACATGGAGTAGTTGAACAACAAGATACCATTGTGAGTGATCTGTTGATTGATCTGAGCGTGACGATCGAGTCCCCATCCGTAACGAGCTTGGTAGTATTTATTAAATACTTCAAAAAGCTTATTATAGGTGAAACGATCGGTCATGCAGTCAACTACGCTGATGCTTGATCCATCTTGCTCACGGTTGCGTTTCAAGTAGTAAATGTCAGCCTGCAGGGACTCAACAGTCAATGCAACTCCATTACCATTTTTGATACGTCCGCTTTCGCGAAGTAAAGAACGGATACCAAGCGCATTTGATTTATACTCAAGTGTGCAGTGGTCGTCCTCAGGGTCAGTGATGGCGGGAAGGTTCATGTAGGTTTCTGGAGTTTGATTCTCCGAGATAGCCTGGTTGAACCATGTTGCACGCAACCATTGTTCCTGACTTGCCTTGGAAGCAATTTTGTTCTGCTCGGCCAAAGGCTGATAAACCATGGATTTAAGGTAAGGATTAACATCACCATTCATGATCTTCTGCAAAGTTTCCTTATAGCATTGATCAACGGTGCGAGACTCACGAGTGGTTTGCAACCAGTTGACGATCAACTTAACGCTGAGGTCGGTGGGCTGATTACGGCACCATTCTTCAAAGTCATTTACATTGTTGGCGATCGTTTGGATAACACCTTTCTCGATTTCGTAGTCGAGTTTTCCAGCGAATCCAGAACCTACATTGCCGCGACTCCCCCACTCAGCTGCAGAATAACCTGATGTGCCGTTTGAGTTTTCTTGCTTAAGAGCAGGACCAGTTGGACGAAGAGTTACCTTTGCTTTGGAGATTCCACCCGCACTTGCGTCTGCTGCACCAATGATTTTGAACTGAGATTCAATTGGGTCATTGCTCGCGTCCCAAGAGTTAGCAATTACAAAACCGCCGGTTAAGAAGTAACGCTCGATATGCTCAATTGGGGAGGCCCAATCGGAAGCACCAAGGTTGACAGTGAGTTCCTGATCTCCACCACCTACTGTGTATCCGGAAGAAAGAGGGGAGTTAGCATCAGCAGCTTTACCAGCTTCGATTGCAAAGTACCCACTATTAATAACCGAACGCTGACGGCGTTGTATGTAGGGAAGGATAATCGACTGCTCGGAAATATTTACCTTATTGATCAAAGGCTTAATGTTTGTGATCGAGCTGTTAAGTAGTGCGACAAGTCCTCGCTCTTGAACCCCAAGCATTGCTGCTTCTGCTGAGCTTGCGATGACGCGAGCTAAGTCTATTTCCTTATTGGAAAGAGCTTCAAATTCCGCAGGGGTTAAACCCTTGATGGAGGCGTTAGTAAGAGTACAACCAGTCGAGTCATCAACTTTAATGATGCGACCAAACCCGGCATCGCGGACAAGGTTCGACTGACTGATCGTGGTTGAACCCGGCTCAACGGCTTGCGAAGGTGCCGGCATGTTTGGATCTGATATAGCCATAATATGTTATTTAGGTTGTTAGTTACACATTTATTCGTGTAACACCTATAATAACAGACTGAAGGCTAGTCGTGGGGAATTAGGATTATTTTTGTAAAAATAAAGCTATATCTGCAAAATTAGTATTTGTTTTTACTTTCCTAAAATCGGATTCTACATTCCTAAAACTGACTCAAAGGCACTCTTCTTTGGCTGGCTTGGAGTTTCTGCGGGCGAGTTTCCTGGTCTTGGCTTTGATGCAACCTTGGGTGGCACTGCTCTTTTCTTTACCTGTGGCTTTTGCGCTTTAGGTTTTTGCTGTACCTGCCTTGCGTAACCAGATTTCTCAAGCAATTGTCTTTGTTGATTGAGAGACTCGTTTATGCGTTGATTAGCTCTCATGGTAAGAATAGCTAACAAATCCGCATCGTTCCATGTGTAGTATGGAGCCCTTTTGTTTTCAGGTAACCTAAAGTACCTCTCCCTTCTCATGAAGGTTTTTCCATCCTGCTGTGTTTGACCGCTCTGTATAAAGTTTTCCTGCTCGGTGTTGACCCACTGCAAAAGCTTGGCGTGTATCGGATTATTCTCATCGTAGCTTACCATACCTTGGGTTATATCAAGTAGTAGGTCGCCCGTGTGGTGCAACTCTGTTGTGAGGGTGTTTACTATCTGAAATTCCAATGGATTTGTCTCAGCAAAGTTCTTAATAGACTCCTCATCCTTAACATGATCAGCAAGTTCTTTAGGTATAGCATTAACAGAATATTCCCGAAACTCTGCCTTGTGGCCCTGCACAACCGGTGCCTTGCGAGCTTTCTCTTGCTCCATTCTTGCACGCTCTTTTTCAGGTGCCTGCTTCTCCTCGATTCTACGCATCGCTTCATGAACATTACGCTCACGCTCCACCTTCTTGATTGTGAACTGATCAAAGTCAGGTCGATTTTTTTGAATAAAAGCCTGGTAGTCTTCATCTTCTGATAAGTCTACATGTGGATCATCTTGTATTCTTTTCTCAATATACTTCTTTGTCTTTTGGAAGTAGTCCTTAAACTCCTTATCTTTCCCGACATAACCATCTAAATTATCGGAAGCGAATTTTGCTAAATCATAAATATCTTTTTCTTCGGGCAATAATCCGTCCACAAACTCTTTATCCGGATCCTCCTCGGGAAACGCATATTGTGGAGCCACCTCGGGTTGATCAATATCGGGATCAACAACTTGTTTTACTTTTTTCTTCTTGGCGGCCTTGGGTTTTGGTTGATCTTTTCCAGGCTCTTCAGCAATTTCTTCCTCAACCTCTCCCTCTGGCTCAACTTCTTCCTCGGACTCCTCTTCTTCAGCTACGGGCTCACGGTCAAGTTCGTCAATAGCTGCATTTAAAGTTATTGGCTCGCCTAAATCTTCTTCAGGCTCTTCAGGTTCAGGCTCTTCTGCTGCTTCAAAGAGAGCATTAAATAATGAATTTCCTTGCTCCTGGGCAGGCTGTTCCTGCTCCGCAACTTCTTCAGTTGCTACTTCTTCTACTTCTTGCTCTACCTGTTCTTCCTGTTCTTCGCTCATAACTGTACTTGTTGTTCTGGACTTGTTTGTGGTTGTTGCTCTGGTTCCATTGATGGTGCCCCCGGAGGTGCTTCAGGTGACTCACTAGCTCCTGCTTGTTGCGCAACCTGCATTAACTGCTGAACTGCCTGTATAACCTGGGGCCACTGCTCCTTGAGTTGTGAAATGAATTGCTCGTTCTGCATGTCACCTATCTCTTGCTCTTGATCTGCTTCATCTGTATCTAGTCTCAGATCGTGTGCTCCTGATAGGCGGAATATCTCATTTAAGAATGTGAATATGCGATCCTTGCCAAGGGCTTGCGGGATACCTTCTACCTGCATCAAGCCTTGCAATGTTTGACTTAAAACCTGCGCAGACTGCGTGTCCCTTGCTCTTTCTGCACCATCCCTGCTTGTGAACAAATACTCATGTATCAGGTTAGCCGGATCGCCAATGACATTACGTGCACTTGCTTCCGTTATTCCTTCCACCTCGGACTCAAAGCCTGCTTCCCTGATTACTCTATCGGTATACCTTTGGCTAATCGGCACAGTAAACTTATCAGATGAACAAGATACCAAATGCTCGTAGAATAGCTTTTTTGCCGCAGCCCGCATATCATCAATCCCCTCGGAAATAAATGAGTATATACTGTTTGTCGTATTTGCTATTTCGGCAACCTCTGTGGCACTAATCTCCCGAGGGGCGGGCTGACCAAGCTCCTGTGGAGACAAGATCAGCAACCGCTCGACGAGATTAAGCAACTGGAGGATTGCTTGGATTGACTGATTGATTCCAGCCGAAAGTTCCTTTTGTACATCTACAATTTGTATGAAATTGTTATTATTTATGCCTAAGTCTGCCGCTTTTTGACCTGAGTAAAATAGTGCTTTTGGTTTTGCGTAGAATGAGTCCTCAGCAAGTGCATCCTTGATATACTCTTTGACATCATCATCTAGTGCATCCTGATCGATGCAAAATATCTTCATCATGCTGACCTTCATGTCGTGAAGCATTTTGGTCATGATATTTGAAAGCTGATCCTGGAACGGCATGATCTCATGAGCTACCGATATATTTGCCATGCGATCATCATTCTCATTAATTCCGCCGTATATAGCAGGGAGTGATGGTAGATACTCTGCGTAAATAACTGTCTCATCACTTGCGACAGTAAGCTTGAGCCAAACATCGTGCGGATAATCTCCGAGGCCATCTCTTTTGGGATTTACCTTCATGCACATATTGGTGACGAACATCCCCTTGTCCTCGTCCTCAGATGAATAAACACCTACATTTTGTGTTCTTTCATTATGAAACGGGTACTGATCTTGCGTCTTTGGAAACGACATGTTGTCGCTAAAGTAGTAATTAAAAAACTCAGCATAATCAGAGTAAAGAGAGTGCAAAGAGTTAGTGAAACTTATCTCATCTGAGTTCCATGTGGATGGGCTATTCTTAATGTCTCCGTATCTAACAATATCCCAGTACCCGATCCACTCTGGACCTTGATTAATGTTTAGGTCATGCAGGGGCTTTGATTGATCCCACACAACTCTTGTTGGGTGAGGAGTCTTTAGTTTTACCCCCGACATCTCCGAGTAAGAAGATAAATCCTTTTCACCTGTCACGGGATCGGTGGTCTCTCTCCACTGTATGTCCTCCGTCCATGAGGTTTCAGGAAATGCAATAGAATGACCATACATAAACATTTGCCTGATAATCTGCTCCCACAAGTGACGATAACCAAACTGATCGGTCATCATTTCAACCCTCTGGGAAAGCACATCTGCGCGCACCTTGTCCTCTAATTGAGTGCTCCTTGGTTCATATTTGAAGTAAGGGTAAAGATTGCTAAACCTATGCACCTGCGCGGCAACCCTTCTTGTAACATAAGACCTGATTAAATTTACACTTACCTCATAGAGTCTGAGTGTATTGATATTCTTCAGGTTACCTTCATCATCATACTCGCAAAACTCATCAGACTTGCTTACGCTAGAAAGATCCTCCTGGCATTGCTCAATGGAAATTTTGCCCTGTGCATACTGTAATAACGGAATGGTCGCTTTATTGATAGGATTGCTGTCCCACGCAATATCTACGGACATATAAAGTTTTGCGTGTTTTGTTGAAAACCTTATCCCCTCTATGATTCTCGACTGAACCATGTCTTGGAACTTTTCTCGGGTTTCCGCATCCTTACCCTCTTCCGCAGTGAATATTTCCCTTAGGCGTGCTTGGGTGCAACCGTATCTCTCCAGTATGTCTAAATTAACCATTTTATTTCTCCGTAAAATCGAATATGTTTTTTATTGGGTCAGGTACCCAGTTCTGCATAAATTGACCCTCGATCACGGAAAGCAATATACATGCTGACATGGGAAGAGGTTTTGTTTTGTTTATCTTCAAATCAAGATTATCGACTCCTATGAGCGTGCCTAGCTCCGCATAAGTCATGCGCAGGAACGAGCACATCCGCTCTACCCTTTTTTTATCCCAGATCTTAGGAAGTCCAAGGCGCGCGTAGTGACACTTGATAAGAACTGAAGCAGTTGTCTCATCATCACTCTTCCTCTTCTTTGTCTTCCCCTTCTTCTGGGCTTTCATCGCTTTCTAATGAGGTGATTGAGATGATATTCTCCAAAGGCATGGCTGCGCGGTTTTCCGATAATTCACTTATCGAAAGTTCTGCAGTTACCTTAACCTTATCCCCCACAGACATTCCCTCAAAATCCTCCAATAGCTCTGGATTATTCTTAAGGTCTATTGACATAATGCTTTCCATAAAGTGTAACTTAGGATTTATTGTAACTAAAATCAAGTCCCTAATTCAATGATCTCGGAACCGCTTGTTCTTCCTACATCTATATAGTGGGTTGATTCGTGATAAATTATTGGATAACTCATTGCATCAAAGGCATGTATGTAAACACTTCTCCTGGGTTTAAAGGCAACATTAGGGTCATATGTTTTGCCAGGTTTCTCTGAAACAAGGTTGCGAAACATCTTTGAACAATTCACGCAAGGTACGGACATTACAAACTCCTCGGAACTAAGTTTCGCTATCATCAACCTCACCCTCGCTTCAACCGATCCACTAAACTTGGGTGCTGCTTTCATGCGTATTGGCTCGAGCTTAAAAGTATCGCTCTTTGCTTTGGATATTTCCTCAATGTCCCTTACATCATAGGAGCCCGTCTTCGCCCTATATTGATTAAATGCAGAGTTATCGGAGATGTGTATAAACTTAAACTTATGCTTCATCCTTCGATTCCAATACGCCATCTTGCGCATAATCATTGGGATAAGAGTTGTGTAGGGTAGCTTCTTATTGATTACCACAAACTCATCGAATACACTCCATATTGTTTTGTCCGCACCAGGCAATGCCTGCATGAAGATTACGGCATTATTGACAGAACCCGGATCCCAACCGCATATTATCGGATATTTAGTGGATGGCAGTATTCCGCTTTTGGCATCTCCCCGCAAGTGTAGTGTTTTATTGAAGTAGGGGCCGAATATCGCATCCCCCGCAGGGCGATCAATCCACTCACCTCTTACCATCCGAGCCTCCTCTACGGGATCGGACTTAACTGCTTCAAGAATCCTATCGTAATAACCCAATGGCAGGTTATCTACATTCTCTTTAATTGGCACATGGTAGGTGGAGTAGTCGTTATTCCAATTTCCATCCTTATCGTAGGGCTCCTCAAAAAATCTTTTATACACCCAATGACTCGGTCCATCCGGGTTGCAGGCGGCAAGATACTGTTGCGGGCCATGGATTCCTTGTCGTCTACCTAACTGCTGCACGACGGCATTAAAGTAATCTGGGGTATCCAAGTTGGTAAGCTCATCCACGAATACCAGACTCGGCTCAAAACCTTTAATCCGATCTTTAATAAACGCACCGTATGGTACTGATATAAGTACGACCCGAGAGTGTCCCCCGAACCTATTCTCTATATCTATATATAGGTTCTTCTGAGTATCCTGCCTCTCATCAGTGTGACTAAGTCCGATTCCATCCTTCCATTCCGGCAATATCTCAACTTGCAACTTATGCCACACTCCACCAAGCGTAGCCTGAGATCTAACACCAACTATTATTAATGCGAGTGCATTAAAGTTTTCATAGCAGTGACGAACAAGTTTATGGCCACCGAGTGAAAAAGTTTTTCCGGAACCCCGTTCTCCATAAGCGAGTATGTAATTTGAAGGATCATCAAATATACGTTGCTGAGTAGGACTGAGCGAAGGAGACCAAATAGAAACCTCTGCCTCTTGACCTGATTCCTCATCAACTGCCTCCGCAAGTCTATCAGCCAATACATTATGTTTGAGCTTCTTCGTCGACATCCTGCAGTTCCTTTAGAGGTCTAAACCCTGGTTTCTTCTTAACTCCTGACTTTTCCTTTTGATCATATAGTTTAAGCTGAAACTCTAATCCCTTCAACAATCTGTCATGAAACTTACCCTGTTGCTCGCAAGCTTGTATAAGCAATCTTGTTTTTAATGCTTTCTCCTCGGGGTCCATTGTTTCATCCTGAAGCTCATCACGCAGTTGCTCCCCTACTTCAAATAGTGCTATGTTTTGCCTAAGGTTAAGTTTTTGAGTTATCCTCAAGCCCTCAGCCATAAAGTTCCCGATCGAGTCATCAAACTCCTTAAATACCTCTAGTTTTGATACATTGTCGGGATTTGCCAGCATTGACTTAATGTCTTTCTCAAAGGCCTCCCTTCCGTTTTTATTCAATGCATCTAGCATCTTTTTGTTTTTAACCTCAGGGGACTCTTCCCTTACCATCACTTCCGTTTGATCAGGAAGTGGATCGGCTGTCCCATTATTTATCCAAATAGGTCTAAGCTTTGGATCGGTAGATACCCTCTTCCTTATGTAATCATTGCGTACACCAAAGTGTTCCGCAACTAAGCCATAATCACCCTTAAAGTCGACCATAGCTTGCCCTAGTAATTCCGTGCTAATCTTATGACTTTTTGGCATTCTCTAAGATTTTAATGATTGGTAAAAATGTAGTATCCCAATGACCCGACTGCTTTAAGTAACTAAACTTAGCCGAGCTTCTTGTGTATGCCCTTGCTCGATTGCGGTCATAGCAGTTCAGTGGGTCAAAGTTACAACCTTCGCAAAACGCTCTTATCTTTCCAATGAGCATATTGTCCCAATTTGTCATGCGACTAATTTTTGCTACCTCTGCAACAGGTAGCTCCGCACCAACAGCTATCTCTTGGTCGGACATCGCCCGCACATGCTTGGGCGAAAATTGCTTTCTCGCAAGTAGTCTTACTAAAGCAGGAGGATAGTCTTCAAGTATCTCCCAGGGTGTCTTTTTTCCACTTTTGGATATTTTCATATACTGGTTTCAGGTCTCCCCACCCTTTATCGGTGGTTCCGATGATAACATGCTTTGTGTCATCATCGCAGCGTTTACCGACCAGAATCCAGTCATCACAATATTCGCCTACTGTAGATTTAATTCTATCAAATAGGTCAAAAGCCTCCACTTTTGATTTAGGTATATTTTGTTTTTGCCAATCCGTCATGGATTTTAAAATTCACACATCCAGGGAATATTGCAACACGAAAATTCGTGTATCTTAATCTATGGTTTTTAAAACCGTAGTTTTTCTAATCAGTTCCAACCAGTTCCAACCAGTTCCAATTTCGTTGTCACAATTGTCACATGTTGAGGGATCTATGTGGAGCTATGTGGAGCAATACGTGGAGCGATTGGGAGCGATCTTAGGAGCGATTGGGAGCGATCGAGAAATATGCTTTTGCTATCTTCTTATCTACCCTGTTGTTCTTGTAGTTTTTAAGGAATGTCTCGGATGACATGTGTCCCATGATGTCCAGGGATGTCTCAAAACCTAAGTGCCAATACGCATAACTAGCGAAGGAGTGCCTTGCTCCGTTTGCAGGATAATCAAAACCTTTAACACCTCCCCCGCCTTTTCTCCCATTATTTTCCCAACCGTATGCTCTTTTAGCTGCTCGTCTTCTTGCTTGGTTAAAGCCCGAGTATGATGACATAACTAATCCAGTAGTTCTTTTGGGTAGCCATTTCCATAGATTTGGAGGAGGTACTATCCATCGCTCATATCCTGTTTTAGTGATTTCTGCTTTTAGTCCGATTCTTTCCCCGTACTGAATATCTGAATACTGTAGTAGGCTTAACTCGCCTTCCGGGCGGATCCCCGTGAATAGAGCAATTGCCATGGCAGGCTTATACTTATCGGGCATTGCCTCCAATAGAGATTTTGCTTCTTCCACTTGTAAAATACCGGGTAATTTAAAAAAGACCTTTTTTTGGACCAATTTTAGGCTCTCATTGTTCTTGATGTACCAATCATTCTCATTTGCACCATATCCTTTTTTCCCACACCATGCCATGAATGTGCGGACGGATGCCGAGTAACCCTGCTTGGTTTTAAACGACCAATTAGAAGAGTTCACATATTCGTGGTAATCCTTTTCTTTTACTTCACTTACGAACCTATCTTCACCGAACCATCTTAAGAACTTATTAACTCTTTCCTCTGTAGTTAGGTAACCCTTCTGCTTCTTCTTGAATTTATTATAGTTTTCCTCGTCGTAGGCTTTTAAGTATTCATCCCGTGCTATTCGCAATATGGTCTTATCTCCCGTTGGTTCCTTTTCGGATAATTGACCCAACCAATCGACCACATCAAAAGAGTTAGCTTCTTTCCATGAATCGAAAAATTTTCTTCTTCTTTTACCTTGGTGTAGAATATTTACTACCCATTTTATCTTTCCCCGAACTTCGTGCTGTTTGATACTTACCTTCATGTGTTGACAAATCTGTTGACAAAAAAAATGTTATTTAGTGTGAACGATTGGTAAATAATGAATAATTTTATGTCTACCAAAAAAAAGAGCCTCATTGCTGAGACCCTTTATTTAAGCGAGATTGACGCTATTTATGAATGGCACACCCGGAGGGAGTCGAACCCCCAACCTCCTGGTCCGTAGTCGGGTGATGTTCCTCTTTATTGCTTAGATCTAGAGCCTTGTTGCCTATCTGTTGCCCGATTGTGCTTCACTATCGCATGGTTAACCCAGTCCTGCATTCCATCATCCCAATGCAGTCCGTGGAACTCTTTAAGATGAACCCATGCTCGGTGCCTCTGGTGGGAGCGCCACTTACGGGCTTGGTCATTCATTTCATTATATTCGTCATTACCAGTTAATAGTAACTGCTCAATACTTGCTTCATGACTGCACAGCCAATTAGCAAGGAATAGCACAGTGGTAACTGCCATAACTGCTAATGCTGTAGCTGTGTATGCTAAGCGCCTTATTGTCCTAGTCATGCCAACTACCTTTTGAGTTAAATCATGGACATCGCTTATTCTTTTTCCATCTACTAATATTTCGCCAATCTCACCCTCAATCTCGGTAGACCATTTTTTGGAGTCGTGGTGTATGGTTAGATTTTGGGTGGGAATATTCATTTATTATTTCCTTTCTATATCTGCAGCAAATTTATCAATCTGCAGAGCTTTAGTTTGTTTGTAGTTTTCATCGTAAACTTGATTGAGATACTCAGTGATCGCATCACAAACAAATGATGAAGTTGTTTTTTTAGTTATGCTTAATAGCTCATTCATCCGACTCGCTACTGGGGTCGGAATCCTAGTGTTAATCGCATATAGGGACTCATTATTTTTCATATTTTAGCCTTTCACGCAGGGCAAGAATTGTTGTGAAATGATATTTTATGTAAGAAAGTGAAGTAAATGTAAAGAAAATTTAATAAAAATATTTTGTTTATCATAATTTCGTTTTTTTCTTTTCTTTCTTTTTTCTCTTTTATAATAGAGTGTCTATGAATAAAACGAAAAGTCACCTAGTGAAAGGAGCTGAAGTTATCAGCATCCTTGGTTTAGGTGCAACGGCGGGTTACAGATACCTTCGGTACCTTGAGTCTAATGCAATTTTAAAGCCTGTTAGGTTGGCAGGAATAAAGACTCCAAGGTGGGTAAGGTCAGAAGTTATGCAGTTAGCTGAAAACAGGGAACCCATCGATTGCCCTGAATTTGTAGTAAATAAATAAACTGGAGAGGATTGTTATGGATATACCAAATCTAAGCGGTTTCGCTGACCCCCAAAATGTCAGCAAGAAAGGTACGGGAAGTTTTTCAGCTTCTTATATTAATTGGGCGAGAAGTCTTCACGACATCCGACAAGAAGCACCGGGTTGGATGCCCGAGCTAGTAGAAAATGTACATGGGGAAGAGGTTCACCCTGCTCCTGATGGGAGTGCATATCTAGTAATTAGATTTCGTCACATTGACGGAACAAAGACAACAGGCATTCCACACGCCATTATGGATCACAAAATGAAGCCCGTGAAGGGCGATCTTGTGGGTGCTCGTGATGTAGCTGATTCATTCGTGCGTGGAGCATGTAAAGCAGCCGCCGCTTTATTCGGTTACGGATGGCAGATGTGGAGCAAGGACGATCCCATGGAGCGTACCGCAGAAGAAGATAATGCGATCGCTGAGGAAAGGAAGAATGTAAAGATTGGCAAAATCAAACAATCTCATGCTCAATCTGAGGAGGAGATTAAATATGTCGGAAACGACATTACCGATCAGCACTCAACTCCACAGGGTTGGCTTGAGGAAAATGATCCTATTGCTGTACAAGATTCTGTACAATCATGGGAGGATGTCACCTGCCCTTTTCCTAAACATAAAGGTAAGACCCTTGGTGTTATTGCAAAGGAAGATTCAAGTTACTTAGAATATTTTGTATCAAAGGTAGATACCATTGAAAACGATGAACTTAAGAATGCATTACTTGCATTTTCTAAAAGCAAAAATCAAGATGGTCATCAGCGTTTTGATAGGGTGGCGTAATGGATGACCAAGAAAGAGGTGACGCTCCTTCTGCGTCCAAGATTTCTGCGATAATAAAATGTCGTGGTTATCATCAGGCTAATCTGAAATTCCCATACTATGGTGAGAAGAGTGCCGCAGATGAAGGTACGATTCGCCATCAACATGAGGAGGATCAAACGCCTTTAGATGATATCCTTGATGACGAACAAAGGCTTTGTGCCTTGAGGTGTCGTCAGGCATTAGAGTGGTGCAGGGATGATCTAGGTCTACTAGAGAATAATACCACTATAGAGCGTGAGGTGCGGTTGTGGTGGGATGGGAAATGGTCAGGGCAACTTGACTACTTGGAGACATGGTCAAAGTTAGTAGATGGAAGTTTGCAAGAATTTGCATTTCTAGCTGACTACAAAACCTTAAGAGGTGATCATGATCCTGCTCATATTAATCAGCAGTTGTTAGCTCAAGCTGTATTGGTTCAGAAAAACTACCCTAAGGTTTCAGAAGTTTTTGTGGCATTAATCGAGCCTTTCAAGGAGCCGATGTACACCACTGCTAGCTACTCTTCCGATCATCTTAGGGGTAAAGGTGAGTGGATTTCAGACATAGTGGACGAAGCAATGAGTGAGAATGCTCCTCGGACAGCGGGGCCGTCGCAGTGCAAGTGGTGCTCGGCGGTCCCGTTTTGCCCAGAAGCAAGAAATTTAATGAAAGTAATAATGGAGGGAAAATATGGAAAATTGGTTGAAGGATGAGGATTTAGCAGAAGCAATGTCAATGGCGGTATTTGCGGAGACATTTGCTAAATCGGTAAAGTCGGCAGTAAAAGCTCGTTTAGAGGAAAATCCGGAATGCGTTCCAGGATATAAATTAAAGGGTGGCGGTAATGTAACAAGTTACGATGCCAAGAAAGTTGCTAATATTATAATCGATTCAAATGTGATTGGTTGGGATCAATTACTAGAAGTCATGAAGTTCTCAATGACGCCATTTATAACGATATGGGCAAGCCACACAGGTATGTCTAAGGCGGAGGCTAAAAAAGATCTTCAGCAAAGATTTAAAGATATTGCTAGGACAAAGCCTAAGGCACCATCCATTATAAAAGCTCATGCCCCAAAAAAGTAATGGAAGTGGGAGAGAAGATAACGCTTTGCGTGAAGAAGAGAACCCCTTCCTTGAACACTTTTTTGAGGTGGAGTCCTTGGGAGCGATTGAAAGAAAAAAGGGAGATGACAATAGAGGTGGGAAACGCCATCGAATCCGCATTATCTCTTGCCGAGTCAGAATCTGTGACCCCGACAATCTCGTTGGGGGGCAAAAGCATCTCATCGATGCGCTCAGGCTTGCAGGGATTATACCTGAAGATGACCCAGACTCGATCATCCTCCAAGTCTCCCAAAAGAAGGTCAAAAGCTACAAGGACGAAAAAACGTGGGTGGAGGTAAGTAGATGAGCGATAGAATATCATTTAGACTATCTCCTGAGGCTTTGATGAATCTCCAATCTTTTTGCTCAGCAACAGGTAAAAAACCTAGTGAAATTGCTCGAGCAGGATTGGAGATTTACATGGCTCAATGTGGGTGGAGAATACAATCAAATGTCGGACAGGTGTCGGACAGGTGTCGGACAAATGGTAAAACCAAAAAAGTGCCAAATGTCGGACAGGTGTCGGACAATCCTCGCGTACGTACGTGTGATACTAATTTAGATTTATCTAAAGATAAATCGTCGAGTCCGACAAATGAGAAGAAAAAACAAGTTCAGTTGTGGTTCAAAAAGTTTTGGGTGAATTGCGATAACAAAATGTTTCCCAAAAGAGTTATCAAAACCATTTCTGAGAATTGGGATGAATTAAGGGAATTAGCCCCCGATCGATTAGCGGATCAGTACAACAAATATTGCAACGACGAGGCAATGAAGGTTCGGGAGTACAAACATCCGAATAGTTGGCTGAATGACGGAGGCTATGAAAACGAGATAAGTGAAAATAATGGAGGAGAGATTGCATATGACATTGAATAATTACAGCGACTATGATGCGGAGCGTGGATTTCTATCTACCTGCCGACATGAGGACGATGAGCCATCTTATGATATTTGGGCATACGGAATAGAAAATGGAATTAGTGAAAATCATTTTACCGATTTAGCGAACACCGAATATTTTATTGCGGCTAGGCAAGCCGAGCGAGAGGATGACTTTGGCATGATTGGTGCCATGCAGAGGCTTCCCAAGGGTTGGCATGAAGATAACCCCGGATTCACCTCTAAAGTATTGATGTGTTGCGATACAACCACAAGGGGACGGGAATGGGTGGATAGGCTTGTTAAAGCATACAAATTTAGGGAGCTACAAAACTTATGCCTGAAGATTCAGGACGATGTCGAGCAGGCAGGGAAACTTGATGACCCTACTCGGATCGCAGTGAAGGCAGAGGAGGCTCTTAATCTTTTAATCGAACCAAACTCCAAAACTTTAGTGTCAGCAAAAGAATTAGCTGAAGCTACAAACCAAGCGATCAAACTGGAACGAGAGTTGGGCGGTGCTACGATTACAACCAATATTCCGTTTCTTAACTCCATACTTGATGGGGGGTTTAGGGCGGGACAAATGGTTGTGGTCGCAGCCCGTCCTTCTGTTGGTAAGACGACCTTTTCAATGAATGTTGCTCATCACTCAGGATATAAGGGCAAAAACATTTTGTTCTTTAGCTTAGAGATGTCCAAGGATCAGTTGGGTAAAAAGTTGGCGGCAATCGACCAAGGGGTGAATCTATCAAAGTTTGCGGATCGTAGGGACAATGATGAGGATAGAAGGCTTTTGCAAAAAGGCTTAGAGAATATATCCGAGCTTCCTATTTGGGTTGATGATAATCCCGCTCAGACCATTTCTCAAATCCGTGCCCAAGCAAAAACGATGAATCGTAAGCATGGAATCGATGCCATATTCATCGACTACTTAGGACTTATGGAGCCAGAGGATAAGAGGGATGTTAGGGAGCAACAGGTGGCTCAAATCTCAAAAGCGTGTAAAAGATTAGCTAAAGAGTTGGACTTGGTTGTATTCCTGATCTGCCAGTTAAATCGAGATTCAGCTAAAGCAGGAGGCCCCCCTGCCCTTCACAACCTTAGGGAGTCGGGTCAGATCGAGCAGGACGCTGATATTGTAGTTATGCTACATCGAGAGATGAAAGCAGGTGGGGACACTGAGACCACCGATATAATCGTAAACAAGAACCGATTTGGTCCCATTGGACACACGAAAGATCGTGTAACATTCGATAGGTTCACCCAAAGGTTTAGGCAGAAAGAATCCGAGCCTAGGCTTCATGCGAAACCGAAAATAGCAAGACAACCAATTCAAGGGGATTTTGCGGAATCCATAGATCGACTTTCATGAAGCAGGTAGAAATAAATCTAAATAAAGACGAGGTTCTTCAGTTAAAACGAGGAGAAAAGATACGGGTTCAATACGGGAATGCGATCATAACCATCCATGGACCAAAGAAGGAGAAATGAGAGACTTCATCAAAGACTTAAGAGATTCAAATCATAGTGTTTCTGTTATGGCTGAGTACCTGAGGAGCCTAAAGTACCAAGTGACACTTCTACCCACCAAGGAGAGACCAAGTTTTGAAAAGAGAATGGATTACCTAGATGACTGCGACCTCTACCTAAATATGCCAATTGAGGTAAAGCAGACCAAGCTGGTTGACTTCCCCAATGGAGCCGATGATTGGCCCAAGTCGTGGGGAGGGGTAAATGTCATGGCTGTACATGCTTGGGAGTATAAAGACCCTAAGCCTTTGTTTATAGCGGTACTTGATAAGTCATGTAAGAACGCTGCGATAATCCATAAAGATACTGAAAAGTATTGGATAAAGAAAACTCAGACAGATCGAAGAGATGGCAGAAGCCAATATGTTTTTAAGTGCCCAATTGATAAATGCAGTTGGGTCAAGTTAACAAAGTAAATAATAATAAAATGCTAGGAGAGATATACACAAACATCATAGGAACGTCGGTTGCAGAACCAGAAATGAAACAAGCGGGGCAAAGAAACCTCCTTGTTCTTCGGTTGGCTGTAAATGAGAAAATAGGGGACGGAGAAAGGACATCCTACATCACGGTAAATTCCTGGAGAGACAAGCTCAATGACAAGCTCATGCAGTTGTCCCTGAAAGGTAAAAACCTAAAGATTCGTGGCCCTCTTCACATCGAGGAATGGGAGAAAGATGGACATAAGTTCCAGAAGCCCGTGGTTACGATGGATAACTTAACCTTCTTAGACAAGAAAGATGCTTAGGCGTGTCTTTCGATTTGTCTATTTTCTACCCAGACGGGTGCGTCCTTTGTGGCGCACTCTTCTGGTGTGGGGTCGTATTTTTAGGATATTCTTTCGTGGCGGGATGGAAGCAGTAAGGAGGAAGAAATGGTTAAGATAATAGGATTAGCGGGACCCAAGGGTGTGGGTAAGTCCACTTATGCCAATCAGCTTGTTTTTGATATGGTCGCTCAAGCTCATTGCACGGCACCTGATTTGGCAAAAATTAGAATCATGAGCTTTGCCTCGCCATTAAAAGAAATGCTTGGATGCATTGTTCATGAAGATTACATCAAGGAAGATAAGGAAAGAATAATTCCACATCTTGGAGTGTCAGCTAGATACTGCTTGCAGACCTTGGGTACCGAGTGGGGAAGAAATACCATAAATTCTGACATCTGGATAAACATAACAAAGCATCGAATCGAGGAATCTGATGCCAAAATATTTATAATTGATGATGTACGCTTTGATAATGAAGCAAAGATGATCCTTGATATGGGTGGAGAAGTATGGAAGTTATCCAGGGGGAATATAGGTGGTGGTGACGATCACATTTCAGAAGCAGGAATAAGTGATGATTTAATTACGAAGCATGTAAGTCTTGACTCAAGTGAATAAGTTACATACAAATTCGTGTAACAGATGGGTACGGTATTTTTTTTCATATGTTTAACTGCTTTTTGCACCTGGTTATATGTGGGATCTACAGACAATAATACGCATGAATGATGAAGCGCAGCGGGCCTTTGAAAAGAAAAACACCATTGCGCAGGGTGAGCAAAAAGAGGCAGAAGGAAATGAAAGAGTATGGGATCCTGAGAGCGGAGTTTTTGGAGAAACTACCTTTGTGCGAAGTGTGTATGAAGGCGAAGACAAGTGATGTCCATCATAAGAAAGGAAGAGGGAAATACTATATGGATGTTGGTACATGGCTTTCCGTGTGTCGTCCATGCCATGATAAAATACATAGGGAGCCTGCGTGGGCTCGGGAGAAAGGATACTTAATATGAGTGGTAAATCAGCAAGACACACAAAAGGTGCGTTCGGTGGCACAAGAAAGTACAATGGAATAAAATTAGTCCAGGTCGGCACAGTAAAAAATACACCAACAGCAATCGGTAAACGCAGGTTAAAAGAAATGCGCAAAATGGGATTTCGTAAAAAATGAAAATCTTAATCACAATTTTATTATTGCTAGGTGGATGCAGTTCGCATTGTAAGCGCAGCACTTGCTGCCCGGAGCCTGGCCACGGAAGTTGCCCAATATGTTCATACCCAAACAATGAACCTATTATCCCTAGTTAATCAGGCTGACTCAGGGTATGTGATTAAGAATCACATGCTTATGTATCCAGCAGAATGGATGCTAGATAAAGATGTAGCCGAAGCTATAGCAAAGGATAAGCCTTTGGTGCGCAAATGTATTACAGAGGGCGTACCGGATGACCTGACACCTGATCAATTAAGTATATTACCTCTCGCTGAACATAGGGGTCATGATATTTACACAATGCCTCTTTTTAGTGCTGAATTTATTAAAGCAATTCAGAGTGAAATCGAAAATATTCAAAAACATTCTTCATTTGAGGTGAATCCTGACGAAGCCGAAGAGGTGCAGATCGAGGAGTTTGTTTTGAGAAATAAATGCCCTGGTTGGTATTTATCAATGTTACAATTATTTCTAAGTCACATAAATGTCGTCATAGGCGCATTATATGGACGAATAATGTCCTCTGGGGTTATACAGTTAGCTAATTACAACCCAAGAGGCATTCAGCAAACATCTTGGCATCACGATGGAGATGCAGATTTTACATTAGTTGTCCCCCTAAACACAGGTGAATATGAAGGCGGGGGAACAGAATTTTTTAATCGCGGATCAGTCCCTGCCCTACCCAATGGTCATGCACTTATTTTTCCTGCTCAAGGAATGATGCACAGAGGCATGCCGGTGGAGTCGGGTGATCGTTATTTATTGGTTTTTTGGATGAGGCGTAAAAATGACGATGCTTGATTTATTTTTGTATGCGATGTTCACAATCGCAGGAGTTATAACACTAGACAAAATACTAAACAAATGAGTGAGGAAAATAATAAACCGTCGGGCGACGAACAAAAACAACAACCTGTACCTCTTGCTGAGATTTTAATTAATACAGCAATGAGGTATTCATCTGAAAATCAAATAACACTTGCTGATATGGTTGGTCACTTTGAGGTGGCAAAGATACAGGTATATGAGCGTGCTATGAGTCAGATCCGGCAACAGCAAGCCTCCGCTCCACCTGCTGGGCCTGTCGGAGATGCCGGCACCGAGGGGACAGAGGGCGCTTCCCAAGACGAAGCCGAGGATAAAGCCTAAACTGAAAATGCTCACATGAGCATTCACCATACCCGTCAAATTCATCTAGGTCTACTAGGTGAACATTGGCGGGGTTGGTGAGGCTCGTTAATAGGTAACGCCTCGCTTCCATCCATTCACACTTCATGTTTAAAAATAGGTTCTTTACAGATAAGGTCTTAAAAGATGGCGGGGATATTAAGCCCCTGATTATAGACTCAAAGCACACTAATGGCACTGCTATTTTCAATCCATCTATATATAATGATAATGGAAATTTACTGGTAAACATAAGGCATTGTCAATACACCCTTTATCATAGTAGACAATATGAACATGCAGAGGGTCCATTGGTATATTTAAACCCAGAAAATGACATAACTTTAACGACAAATAACTACCTTTGCACGCTAGATGATAAGCTAGAAATAAATGAGTGCAACAAGGTGGATACCTCCAAGCTCGATGTAAAACCTAAGTGGGAGTTTATTGGGTTAGAAGATGGGCGAGTTGTGAGGTGGGATGATAAGCTTTACCTAACAGGTGTAAGGCGGGATACCACAACTAATGGTCAGGGTAGAATGGAGTTGTCCGAGATTGTGGATAACAAGGAGGTGTCAAGATTTAGGATTCCTGCGATAGATGAAGATTCATACTGCGAAAAGAACTGGATGCCCATCATTGATATGCCCTACCATTATGTTAAATGGGCGAACCCAACAGAAGTGGTAAAGGTTGATCCTGAAAAGAAAACTTGCGAGGTGGTTATTCAGCAAGATGAAGCACTACCTACTCCCAGAGATCTAAGGGGTGGTACGCATGTTATCCCTTGGGAGCATGGATATATATGCGTAATTCATGAAGTAGATATGCTATGGAGTGAAGCGGGCAATAAGGACGCAAAATATCCACACCGGTTTGTTGGCTTTGATAAGAATTTTAAGATAAATTATTTATCGGAGGTATTCTACTTCATGGGTGCAG